CAAACCCGAATACAAACCCGGAGATCCCGAATATGACAACCAAAAGGAAGACCGACACATTGAGCGCATCCGAGCCAAGCAATCCAACGGCAATGGACTTCCTACATCCCACTGGTGACTTTCAGTGGTTTGTGGCTGTCCTGCGTAGTCAGGGCGTGACTCGTTATAGCTATAACGGCATGTGCATCGAGCTCAGCAAGCCCGAAGCGCCAGAACAACCGCGCCGCGCGCCAACCCAGGACGAGATCGATGCGGCCAACAAAGCGGCCTACGAACGCACATTGTTCTTTAGTGCGGGTGGCGCATGAGTGAACGCACGCCAGACTACTCATACATCAGCGACTATTTGAAATCCCGTGGCTGGAGTCAACAGGCCGTGATTGGCGACAAAGACGATCCCAAAGGGGCCGTATGGGCCAAAGACGACGGCAGCAGTGAGAACGTTTGGATCCCCTATAAAAAGACTCTCGGCGACTACGACCAACGGTTACTCGAGGTATTGATCTATTTAGCTTTACATGAGGCAAGTAATGGATAAGATTAATGAGCTATCTCCCGAGCAACAGGCCGAGCTGGACTTTATCACCGCCGACGCCACCGCTCCCTCTGAAGCGGACTTTGAAGCGTGGATGGGCGAAAGCAAGCTAGCCCAGGCAATCATTAACGGCGATCACGCATTGGTGGAACGCTTGGCTAAACGCATGCCCAAATACACGCGCGAATCGATTGCCGCCTACATGCTCAGCACGCACCCCAAACCTGCCCCAACAGCGCAGGAACTAACCAACACCGCTCGCAGGTTGGCTATCAAGCAGCGCAAGGCGCTGGCTCGAGAAGAGCGCCGCGCCGCAAAACATGACGGAAAACGTATAACCATGGACGACGCAGTGGTCGACGTGAACTACACAGACCGCACCGTAACCGTTGAGGTGAAGCAAATTGGCAAAACTACCGACTAATAAATCCCTGCATGAGCAGCGTGTTAAGGAGGGCAAGGCTAAGCCGGTCAAGTCCACGAACAAAGTCATGGTCAGTCCACAATGGTGGCTGGCTAATGATGAGGACCTGCCACAAGCAGTAATGGCCCAGGCGCTCGCAGTTACCCAAGCAGACATGAACCGCCTGCGCGACTACAATATCTTTACACGCCTCTATGGCGGCCAGGAAGGCACCGATGCGGTTAAGGTTAATGCTAATACAGCACCTTCCAAAGAGCGCATGGGCTTTAACGTTGCCAGCAGTTGCGTGGATACCCTGGTGGCCAAAGTCGCAAAAGCTAAACCAAAACCTTTCTTCCAGACGATTGGTGGCGACCACAATATCGTCCGCCGCGCCAAAAAACTAGACAAGCTATGTGGTGGTATATTCTATGAAAATAAAGCCTATTACCAGATGCCCCTGGCATTCAGAGACGCCTGTGTCTATGGGACTGGTATTATCTGGGTCGGAGATGTCGATGGTCGCGTACGCTTTGAGCGAGTTCAACCGTGGGAAATTCTTGTCGATTATCTCGAATGTCTGCATGGACCCGAGTTCGCTAAGACAGTGCGTCGCGTGCGGGACGTTGACCGTGTTACCCTACAGGCGCGATACCCCGAGCACGAAGCGGCCATAGCGGCCACGCAGAACACCAACCACATGTTATATGGCACCGAAAAATCCGTGGCCGACACAGTGACGGTGATCGAATCCTGGCGGTTGCCCAGCTATGACGGCGCGGACGACGGCCTGTACTGTGTCACCACAGGCAGCACGGTCCTGTGCCGCGAGCCCTATTCCAAGATGCACTTCCCGTTCGCGACCATTCGGTTCTCACCACGCCTGCAGGGCTGGCACGGCCAGGGTCTGGTTGAGCAACTGGTGCCGATTCAGTTCGAGCTGAATCAGTGTCTAATGGTTGTGCAGCGCTCATACTGGCTTGGCGGTACGTATAAGATACTCGTTCCGGATGGCAGTAAGATTGTGGACAGTCACTTCGACGGCAATGTCGGGACCATTATCAAGTACGCGCAGGGACCAGGCGGCGCGCCGACGTATATCACCCCTCCGCTCGTCCAGGGCGAGATCTATGAGCATATTCAGCGTCTGATTCAGTTCGCCTATCAGCAATCGGGCGTCTCCCAGTTAAGTGCCAATTCCTCCAAACCCGCAGGTCTGAACAGCGGCGAGGCCCTGCGCACTTTTGATGACATCGAAACGGATCGCTTTCAACTTATTGGCCAAATGTATGAAGACCTTGCGTTGCAGCTGGCCAACTTGGCCGTCGACACCGCCGCTGACATTGCGGAATACGATCCGAGCTTTAGCGTCCGCAGTCCAGATAGAAAATTCATCAGCACTATCAAATGGTCCGAAGTGGATATGCCACGCGATGTTTATGTTCTCCAAATCGCGCCAGTATCTAAGCTGCCGTCGGAACCGGCTGGCCAAATCCAAACCGTTACCGAGTGGATGCAATCGGGCCTCGTCACCCAAACCGAAGGACGCCAATTACTTGATTCACCAGACTTACCTGCTTACGAGGCGTTGGTCGATGCCAGTAATGACTACTTGCACAAAATCTTGGACGACATTGTTGATTCTGGCAAGCCCGCTGCTATTGAGCCCGATGACGACCCAGTGGCAGCTCGCAAGCTGGCCTTGGAATACCTACAACAGGGCAAATGTAACAATCTCAACCCCGATCGGCTACAGATGCTGCGGGACTTTATTTCGTCCATAGACGACATGGTTCAGGCCTCACAGCCACCAGTACCGCCCCCCGGCGTCCCTGGTGCGCCGGGCGCGCCCCACCCAATAGCAACGCCGCAACAACCGCCCACGTCTGACACGCTGCCAATTGGTGGCGGTCAATAAAATCACACCCATACAGGAAATCCAAATGACAACACCAGCCACAACTACCACAACCATTCCCGCCCCCGCTTCGACCCCAGAAACTACCGCACCTGCCGCCGCACCTGCGGCAGAGGTTGCACCGCCCGCACCAAAACTCAGCGCCGCGATCCTGAAACAAAAACAGGCAGCCGCTGCGCACCTGCAGGCACAAAAAGATCTTGCCACAGCGCAGGCAGAACGTCAAGCCCTGGCTGCCGAAAAAGCCGCGATCGCGCAACAAAAAGCCGAGATACAGGCGTGGGAAGCTGCCTTTAAACAAAACCCCGTCGAAGCCCTAAAGGCACGTGGGCTTAGTTATCAACAACTTACGGAAATGGAAATTAGTAAGCAGGTCACCCCAGACTTTAAAATCGACCAACTACGCCAGGAACTAGACGCCGAACGCACTGCCCGTGCCAAAGCGGAACTGGAGGCACAACAGGCAATGGTTGCCCAACAGGAGCGTGCCTACCGCGCCGACATTGCCAAGCACGTCAGCGACAAAGCTGCCGACTACCCGCACATCGCCGCCCTTGAGCAAACCGACCTGGTGTTTGATGCGATTGATGAGCACGCGCGCCGCACAGGTAAGGTCATGGAAATTGACGAAGCCGCAAAACTCGTCGAGGCCTATCTCAAGAATGAAGCCGCGCAGTTACAGCAAAAACTTCCGAAAGCAAAAGAATCTACTCAAGCCAATTCAGAATCTGCCGATAAGGGAGTTGTGGATGCAAGCAATCCGTCTACACCCGAAGCAACAAAATGGGCATCAATACTGCCCGCGCCTCGCAAACTAAAAGGCAAAGCCGCCCCGCTGTCAAACGCAGTCGGCGCTTCCATTAGTCCGAGTGTCGTCAACAAACCAAAGCAGGCCCTTACTGTTGAACAGTGGGTCGCGAAAAATAGGAAATAGCGTCCATGGCTTATACCGCCCCTACATTCCCGGCAACCACACCTACTGGTGCCAACGGGATGACTCAATTGGTTTCCTTGCTCAAGGAAATCTATGTCGCCCAGCGCGTCCAAAACCTTATTTACAACAAACGTCCCTTCTATGGCATGCTCGCGAAAGAAGAGAACGCGATCGGCAAGCTCTTTCCGTTGCCTATCATCGTTGATGCCAACGCGTCAAGCAACTCTTTCACCTATGCTCAATCCAACACCAGCGCTCTTCTGACCGCTGAATTCATGCTTCAGCGCGCCAAGGTCTACAACGTCGCCCAAATCGACGGCGAAACCATTCGTGCCGCCAGTGCCGACCTGGGTAGCTTCGCCCGTTCGGTTACTTCGGTCATGGACAGCGGCTTTGAATCCGTCGCCAACATGGTTGCCTTGCAACTGTATCGCGGCGGCACCGGCTCCAGCGGCCAAATTAACGCCATCAACACTGGCGTGATCACGCTCCAAGACCCTAACTCGTCTACCTACTTCAGCGTCAACCAAGTCCTCCAGGCCAACGCCACCGATGGCGGCACACCACGCACGGCTCTGGGCTACGTTATCGCCGTCAACCGCACTGGTGGCACCATCACCGTGTCCGCTAGTAGCGGCGGCGCGGCAGGCACGCCCACCAGCTGGGCAGCGGGCGACTACTTGTTGACCCAAGGCAACAACAACCTGGCCATCAACGGCTTATCTAGCTGGTTGGTCAACCCGGCCGCTATCCAAAGCACGGACTCATTTTTCGGCGTCAACCGCTCCGTCGATAGCCGTCTGAGTGGCTGTTACTTCAACGGCAGCGCAGAACCGATCGAAGACGCCATCCTGGACGCGGCAGCCCAAGTTGCCAACCAAGGTGGACAACCTGATGTGTTTTTCTGTAACTACGCCAGCTTCACCTACCTTGTGAAGTCCCTGGGCGCCAAGGCCCAATTCGTCCAAGAGATCACGGCGAACGCTGGTGAAGGCCAAGAAGTCGAAGTGTTCTACAGCGGCGTTGTGATCAATGGCCCAGCGGGCCCGATCACTGTCCTGGCTGACCGCAGCTGTCCTTCGCAAACGGGTTTCTTGCTCGAAATGAGCACGTGGAAACTCTACAGCGCAGGTCCTGCCATTGGCATCCTTGACCACGAAGGTCAAGGCCTCGAAATGTTGCGCCTGAACAACTACGATGCAGTGGAAATCCGCCAAGGCGGTTACCTGCAGCTTGGTTGCAATGCGCCGATCCGGAACGCGCTCGTCACACTTATTGCCTAAACAAGCGGCGTGATGGGTGTCACGCTGCGAGGGGGTCGGACCACACACTGGCGGCCCCCATTTTTCTAACAAACAAAGGATTTTACATATGTTAAGACAATTTACCCAATCATTCAACGCAGGCCTAACCCTGATTGAGTGCAATTTCCTGGCGGGCGCATCGGGCGCTGTGACCAACCTGGCTGGTACTGGCGTGGCGTCAATCACCAAATTGGCCACTGGCACGTATCAGATCAATTTCACAAACGCTTATCAGCGCCACCTGGGTACGGAAGTTAACGCGTACTCACCAGGCACAGGCAGTACGGCGGCCACGGCTTTGTCTGCCGGCACGGTGTATACGATCGCAACACTGGGCACCACCACCGCTGCAGGATGGCAGGCCGCTGGTTTGTCGGCATCGGTAACCCCTGCCGTTGGTGTTAGCTTCTTGGCCACGGGCGCGGGCACGGGCACTGGCACTTGCACCACACCCAGCGTATCTGGCTTGGTGGATTCGGAAATTGTGGGCAACCCAAACACCACGCTCGGTAATTCCAGCACGCCGTACATTATCGTCCAACTGTTGGCCCCCACGTCTTCGAGCGTGACCACACCAGTTCCGACCAACCCAGCCACCGGCACCACAATGACTTTCCAATTCTGGATGCGCTCTAGTTCCTTGGCTGGCGCAGGAGGTGTGTAATGTTTTTCGACGACAAGCGCAGAATGGACTCGATTCTGGGTCCTAAAATGTCGACCACAACCGAAGAGCTAAACGAACCCAAGGATGGCGAAGAGGTCGAAGAGCCCCTGCACGGTCTGGCCAAAGAGTTGCACACGGCAATAATGGCAGGCGACCACAAGGGAATGGCCGAAGCACTACATGCGTTCTTGGTAGAAGCTCATAGTTCTCCGGGTGAATCAGTCCCAGACTAAAGTTTAGGACCGGAAATGCCGAAGAGTATTATGGACATCATGAGTTATCCCTCCTTTTATAGCCCGTCTAGGTCGCACCTGGACGGGTTCCTCTTTTGGAGCTAAAATATGGGCGCCCTTGGCACCGTCACATTAGGTTCGATCCGCCTACAGGCCATGCAACGCGCCGACATGGTAAACAGCCAATTTATCCCCGTTTGTGAAATGAATCAATATATTAGCCAATCGTACAAGGAGTTGTATGACCTGCTTGTAACGTCTTACGGCTCGCGGTACTACCTGGCGCAACCGTACATTTTCAGCGCCGCAGTGGGCGGTTCCATTCAGGGCCAGGGCACGCTGTTTCCTTTGCCTGATGGCGTGACCACGTTTAGTATTAACCCACAGACAGGCCTGCCGTCGACAACCGCCGCACCGCCGTTCTACAAAGGCCTGGGTGTCGACATGCAGTCAGGTGCGCCGGCCAATCCTGCCAACTGGGTCACGGTCGATCGCTTTGTGTTCAACGAGCGTAATCGGTACGGCTACCTCGGCGCTGGGCAGGCAGGATATAGCTATGGCATATATCAGCTCAAGTACTCTTACGAAGGCAGCAACCTGTGGCTTACTCCCATACCTGCCAGTAACCTCTACATTCAGCTTTGGTACATTCCTGAACCAACCAACCTGCAGGTTAATCTTCCTGTCACAACCACAATAAATTCAGGGGTTTTGACACTTTCTGACACTTCTCAGCTGGCGGTTGGTATGAGCGCGCAGGTCCTGGGCGTCCAGCCTGCGACTTACACTATCACGGCACTGACTGCGACCACAATCACCCTGTCTGGCTATACAGCCGCGGTATCGGGTTCTGCGATCTTCAGTTTCTGGTCTGATACTACGACCTTCGATGGCATCAGTGGCTGGGAAGACTTCGTGGTCGTCAGCGCCGCCATCAAGGCCATGAACAAGCAGGAAGGAGACACCTCAGCCCTGGCTGCCGAGATGGCAGGTATCCGCGAGCGCATCATCACTACTGCGGCAGACCGGGATATCGGCAAGCCCAGTCACGCCAGCCCACCAACCGATAGGAATATCCAGGGTTTGTGGCGTGGAAGGGGCTGGGAATGAGCATACCTGCATTCAGTCGGATCCAATCGCAGGATGATGTGCTAAACAGGGTGCAACAGAACCTGTCCCGTTCGCTTAACCCTATTGTCCAGCTGCCACAAACACAGGGCCAAATCCTGCAGAATGTTATACTAGCGAGCGGCACTAATATCATCGAGCATAAGCTGGGGCGGACACTCCTGGGTTGGTACCCTGTGAGGATGCGGGGCAACTTTGTCCAGCTTTATGATCAACAGGTCACAAATGTCACGCCCGCTGTGACTTTAATGCTCTATGCTAGTGTGGCTGGAGACATCGATCTTTATGTCTTCTAAAATAAATATGTCAATCATCCTGCGTTGCTCGTCGGGAAACCCTAAAGTTTTGACAAAAAAATGCCGACGTGTGTTGATCACGACCCAATCAAAGATGCAGAAGCCGGCTCGCCCGGGGGTGCATCGTAGCTCGCCTAGGATGCACCCCCACCGAAAAACATCTCAAGACGTAGTAGCTGATCCGAAAAAAGAATCACCGAAGGTGGTTCAG